CAACGAGCAACGAGATGACACGCATAATTCTAATAATACTAGCAATCATGGTGGTTATAGTGGTCGGTGGCGATTGGATCAAAGCCGACACCACAGCACGGATATGCAACGAAGCGCGGGCTGTTGGCAATCTGTCGGAATGCTACAAGATACAGCGAAGTTTAGGGACAGAATATTTATGTAATAACGTCCACTGTTGGGCAAAGATAAAGGAATAGGAAATGAACGAATCAAACTTAAAGAGCGACATGCGAAATATCGCGAAAAGCAACAAAGAATTCCAAGGAGCGACGGTGCTAACTATTGAAACCGCAAAGTTAATAGCTACGGAGCTTGAAAAACTAGGCTGGGCAGTTTCTAGCGCCGACGAAAATATTATCATCGCTAGCAAGGATGGTCGTGGTTTTGCTGCTGACCCATCAAAAATAATATTTGAATTTTAATTTGAAAGGATGACAAATGATAATTAAAGATTTAATTACAGAGATAGAGCGGTTGAATTCCGAGCTAGAGAGCAGCATTAACAGCGATGTGAATCGAACACGTGTCGTTGCTGAACAGTGGAGTCCAGAGGACGGTTGTTGGTGGGATATCACCCCACGAAAAATAGCAAATTTTGATAACACTAATTTTGAAAAGGATAAAGCCAATGCGCCATTCTAAAGATTTGAACGAGATATTCACAGCATTAGCAGTTGTGGGGTGGAGTATCCTCCTGCTAATCATCATCGATTGCATATTTTTCAACAGTAAACTATTAATAAGGATCATGACATGGTAAACCTATACGAATACCAGAAGCGATACCTAGCCGATTTTCCGGCTCGTGGCATTATGGCTGCTGATACTGGTACAGGTAAGACGTTTATGGCGTTGGCTCACTACGAGCAGCACGCCTCCGGCGCACCGCTGTTGATACTTGCGCCTGCCTCGAAGATCCGAACGGAGGATTGGGAGCGCGATATAACCGAGTGGTTCGGTGCTGGTAATGAGCCTGAATACGAGATTTATTCATATGAGAAATTCAGCCGAAACCCTAGCGCAAAGCAATTTCTAGCTGGTAAGCGCGCGATCTGGCACAAATTCGCGCCGCATTATGGTGGTAAGCAATATGCGGTCATATGTGATGAGGTGCATCGTGCCAAGAATCCTCAAAGCGGTATTGGCAAATCGGTATATTGGGCTGCAAAAGATGCAAGATTTATGGTCGGGCTATCTGCAACACCATTGCCAAATGGTTGGATCGACTTCGCCAACTACTCAAAAATTTGGGGATTCACCAAAGGCATCACAGATTTTAAGAAACGATATTGCGATATCGTAACCTACAAAGGCTTTCCAGAAATCAAAGGCTACTGGCGCGAAGATGAGCTAATGAGACAGTGGCAATCGATAAGCAAAAAACTCACTAAGGCGGAAGCCTTGGACTTGCCTGATCGAACATTCATCGGTGTAGATTTCAAGCGACCGGCGGAATACATGAAAACTATACTGGACCGCAAGAACGCCGCAGGCGATCTACTCGACTCCGCGCCAGCATTGGCGCACGCCCTACGCCAAACTCTCACGCTACCGAAACTCGACTACCTCGCCGACCTGATTGAAGGAACGGACGAAAACGTGGTGATCTTCTACAACTACATCACCGAGCGCGAAGCAATCCTTTCATTATTAGAAAAGCGATTCAAGGACCGCCCACTAATCAGGCAGGACGGTCAGAAGCACGAAGTACCGCGCAAAGCTGACTGGCACAAAATTAAGCGATCGGTTACTGTTTCACATTATAAGAGTGGTGGCACAGGCGTAGAACTACAGTATGCCAGCATAACGGTGTATTTCTCGCCATCTTACTCTTATGCAGAATATATCCAATCGATAGGTAGAACTCATAGGAATGGGCAGACTAAGAAAACTACTTTCTATAACTTTAGGACGGTGAATTCGATTGAAGAGCACATTTATGATGTTTTGAAGACTAAAAATAGCTTTCAAGCTGAAGTGTGGGTAAGAGAGAATATTAAAAAAGTAGAGGAGGAATAAGTATTTTATCAACTTGTGGAAAACTTGGCTTGACTTGGAAAACTATAAGTGCTATAATGGCTATATCAAAACGAAAGGAGAATAACTTGAGCGGAACAAAAGCAGGGGCAGCAAAAGCAGCCAAGACAATGGTAGAACGATACGGAGCTGACTTCTACAAAAATATGGGCAGAGCCGGAGGACGCGCCAAGGTATCGACCAAAGGGTTTGGCGGTATGACACCAGAAAAGCGTAGGGCGGCTGGGCAAAAAGGTGGAACTATATCACGCCGTGGCCCAGTTAGAAAGGAAACTTATGCAGAAAATCAAGACTAAAATTAGAAGATTGCGTAAAAGTAAACTAAGCAAATTTAAGTTATATTATGAGAAAATCGACTAAATTACTTTAACAATAGTGCGGTACGAAAGCCAAACAAACAAATCGCCTCTTATACGTTAATCGGAGGCGGTCGCACCCGAACCATACGGACGGCAACAGGCTAAGCCTGAAGCTGTTCAATGAGAGGTCTATCGGTGAGGTAGATTCAGCGTCGCCCCATTGCGTGAATGCAGCACTACGAAGCCAAGGCGAAGCGAGTGCGTCGGTTCAAGTCCGACTGGGGCGATTAAGGTAAAGTAAAGGAAAAGAAAGCAGGAATAATATGGTCAAATTAGCAAACGATGGCGCACTTCAACCGCGACCACCAAAAATATTAACCAAGGAAGAATTGGACGAAATATATTTTGAGGCAGAATATAAGCTTCAAAATTGTTTACGAGTTACTTTGAATGTTGAATCATTCACTACTGAAGTTCATGCCGCAAAAGGTATGTGGATTCCAGTTATTGATTATGTAGTTGGGCTTATGGAATATATGAAAGATAAGCAGCCACGCAAATATTGGGTAACTGATAAAGATCGACCAGTAGACAACCAAAGGATTCTTGGACCATTCACCACTGCTGCCGATGCCAGTGTTGCTCGATATTATGTTGAAAGTAAATCAGGCGATCACACGTTCTGGATTGAGGAGTTAGAATAATGGAAACTAGCATACAAAGGCTCGAAGGTCCCGAACACTTCGGCAAAGATATAGTAGAGTTTCGGATTATATTCACTGGTCACGATTTTGCGGAAGCAACACACCTCACGACCAAGTATAATGACCATATAGGTTCACCACTTAGCGAAGATACACCGCTTGCTGATATGATTCAAGATTTGCAAATGCTCATGTTTCGATTAGAGCAAGAGAAAGCAAAAAACAAGCCCATTGATATTGACGATATACAAATACCTGAATCAACAGGAGGAGATTAATATGAAAGACTGGAAAAAATTTGTAGCATCACGAACATTAAAAATTGAGGAATATTATATATCGATCCCGACTCAATATGATGTGTTCCAGTTTCGCGTGCGCTACGTTAAGCATAATGGCTATACTATGATACTGCCGATAGACTACAGAGAAAACGAATTGAGCGTGTTTGGCAAGATGTTCATAGACTGGTTCAAGTTCCGCAGTGATCGCAATACACGCTACGACGGTCCTCACTGGTGGCGCCCGATCCGGTTCAATCGTAAGAAGAGACTCATTATTTGGTCAGTAGCATCGGTCAATACAGCTTATGATATTTTTAAGGCTGAAATGGTTGACAAGACTATTAATGAGTAGTAAACTGTAATAGTAACGCAAGCAAAGGAAGGAGTTAGTATGCGAAACAGTGAAACAACAGTAAATATGGCGTTTACGCTTGATAAGTCAATCGCCAGCTGGATTGAGCGAACCGCGCTCAGTAAAGATATGAATAAAAGTCAGCTGGCACGAAAGATTTTTCGTGAAGCGATGGCAGCTGAGAACAAAACTAAGTTGGTGAAATCACCAAAGAAGGGAGTAAAATAATGGTTGAAATAGTCAAAGCAACACCACAACCACCATCGAAGTTTTTGATTATCGGTGAGCCGTTCAGTGGCAAGACGACTATTGCATCAAAGGCACCGAAGCCGCTATTCCTATCGACAGATGGCAACGCGGCGAAGGCTGGACTCGACGCAGTCAACGTCAGTAGCGTTCAGGATATCCGCGAAACTCTGCAATTATTTGTAGAGAGCAGGGAATACAAAACACTTGTCATCGACACCATCGAAGGCGTAAGCGATATCTTCGCTGATGAAACCCTCAAAGAGTTTCAGGCGATGGGCATGCGTGCCGAAGGCGGCGCACCACTCAAGTCCCTTACCGATATGGCATGGGGCAAAGGCACTGGCGCACTCAATAAGAAAATTGATGCGTTTGCCGATGCGCTCGCAGGCATCAAGAAAAACGTCATTGTCCTGAGCTATACCAAGCGACAGATGGACGATGTTTCAGGTTCGATCATACTCGCTAGTGAATTGAAAAACATTCGCTATGTTACCCGCTTCATGGACGCGCAAGTGATTGCCGCCTATGATGGTGAAAAGCACTCAGCTCAGCTTATTCATAAGCGCGAGGTGATGGCAGGCAAGGTCGAGTATGGTGAGATTGAAGATTTCTTGACGGCTATCGGTTGGGAGCTTCCCAAGAAGAAAGTCAAAGTCGGGAAAGCCCAAGGTCGATAAAGTAAATTAATAATTCGGGTGTAGTGTGGGGGAGGCGCAGAAAGCCAATAATATTGTTGGCGATGGGGCGTTCACCTAAATCAGACGGCGTGAGATTTGGACAGATAAAGCCCTCTCCCCCACTACACCTGAGCAAATAAGAAGGAGGCAATCATGCCAAATCGAGCAACATTTAGCGATACAGAAAAAGAAGAAAAGTCATTTAATTATTTCGAGCAAGGCGTACACAAAGTACAAATTTCGTCAATCGAGTTTGGTTTCACCGAGGACAAGGAAGAAAAAGAATACTGCGAAATTACAGTAGTCGATCCAGAGAACGGCGAAAAAACCGATAAAGTCCGCCTATGGTTCCACTCAGAAGGCGCACGAGGTTTCAGCTTCAGTACCCTACGAGCAATCTTCGTTCACAACGCACCTGAAGAACTCAAAGACAGTGTACGCGATAGATTCAATGCTATCAACGATACTGAAGAACTCGAAAAAGCCTGCCAGAAAATGTTACCTGGTAAGGAAGCTTGGTTCTCAATCTACGAGTCCGATACTCGCACCTACACTGACGACAATGGCAATGTTCGCAAGAGCTTTGACAAAAACCTTACTGGTTATGAGCCAAAGGCAAAACCTGTCGCAGCAAAAACTATAACAATTGGGAGTGGTGATGCTAAAATTACTGGCGAGGTAGTCAGCAATGAAGAGCAACCATTTGGGTTCTAATTATGAATACTAAGAAAACAATCACGATATTAAGCATCATGGCTAGTATTATGATAGTAATCACAGTATACAGCTTCTATATGGCGTTTGATTTAATAGCAAAATATAATTCGGCTAATGCAGCCGAAGTAATGGAGATAGAGCAATGAAGTTTGAATATTTCGCTGGCGAACAGCGCACAAAACCTTGGTACGACCTACGCCTTGGCAAGCCTACGGCTTCGCGGCTCGTGGATTGGTTGGCTGTCAGCAAAGCAAAAACTGGTGCCGGTAAACCACTGAAGGCTCGCCTCGATTATGAGAAGGAACTGATCTTCGAACGCAAGTTCGGCGTGGCTTTCGAACATTATGTGAACAGCGCAATGCAGGACGGCATCGACTTTGAAGATTTCCTACTCCGCCAATATGAGAAGGAAAAAGGTGTTACAGTGGTACCAGTCGGCGCGTGGTATAACGATGCGTTCCTAGCCTCACCTGATGGTGGCGTGAATGATGAAGGTATCGTTGAAGCTAAGGTGTTGAAGGACAATTCGTTTGCCGATGTTTTGGTGGACGGAGTACCAGACAAGCACTGGAAGCAGATGCAGGGGCAACTGTTTGCCTCTGGTCGCAAGTGGTGTGATTACATCGCTGGCAACCTAGCTACCAAAAAGTTCAAGGTTATTCGTGTCCTACCTGATCCCGAATTTTTCGAGTACCTTGAGCTGGCACTACAAGAAAAGCTTGTAACTGCTGAATTTAGTGATGATGACCTGTTCAATTTCGCTGATGTTGTGCCGGAAGGCGAACACCCGAAAGTGGACGGCGATCGTAGTGATAGTAACTTTGGATTCTAAAGGAGGAACCATGACAAAACCAGCACTCGAAGGAAAACTCCTTCACGACATGATGCGAGTAATATTTGTCGCCAACGAAGGTAAGTTCAAATATCTCGATGACGAATTTGATGGTAGCAACCTTCAAAACCTCGCAAAGACATTTACCAATATGGGACCAATCGACTTCAACGCTGCCTGTTGGCGCGCACAGGACGAAGGGTACCTGTTTATCGACAAGAAAACCGGCAAAGTTGATGTCCTCAAAGTCCCTGACGAATGGGAATTTGATGCAACAATTAAGCACTTGACCACTGTAACGCCTTACGTTTTGAGTAAGCTTGCAGAAGTCGAAGCTGATCCTGAAGAAAATTTCTATGCAAATTACGTCAGCGGTTACTCGCCGCTCGATGTAATGATCTCGGTTCGCTATATGCTTCTCAAGAAGCAGATCGCTACCTATGAAGTGAAAGACATTAGCAAGAACGAAAACGATGAAGATGTTACCGATATCTATTTGTTCTACTGCCTACCCGAAAATGTTGAAAAGCGTTGGGGTGAACAACAGTTCAAAGATCAAGAGAAACTTAAAAAATAATAATATGCTAAAATAGGGGTGTCGATACTAGCAATAGCTAGTTGAAACAAAGCCTTTGCTTGCCAGGGACACCTTATCGGGGTGTCCCTGTCTATTTAAACGAAAGGTAGGAAACGAAATGAAAAAATATATATCTATAACGGTTGACTCAGATGAAATCTTGGAAAATTTTAGCAGCGATGAATTACTAGAGTTCGCAGATGATGATGCTATACGAAAATATGCTATTGAAAATCTTGATTTGGTGGAGGAGACAGTATGAATCATATCCAAGCCGA